TCGCACCACCGCTTCAACTCCCGGGCCTTGCGGTACTCATCGCTGAGCTTCGCCTCGTCCCAGATGTCAGAGAACGGATTGTCGGTCGTCGCTGCCGCCTGCGGTACTGCCGCCTGCTGCTCAAGAGCTTCCAGCTTCGTCCGCGCCTCATTCAGTTCCCGCTCCAAGGCTTCCGCTTTTGCTGCGGCTTCCTTCTTCTGGGCAACGAGCTTGTTGATGCGCTTTTGGACTCCAGCCGGTTCGTCCTCGGTAGCGTCTTCAGTCTGCTGAGAGGTTTCCTCCTCAGCGGGATCCTCCACGGGTGTCGCCTCCCCGGTCTCAGCAGTCTCGGACGCTGACTCCTCGGCAACCGGCTCATCTGCACTCGCAGCGGCTGGTTCCGGTTCCTCGACAGCTTTCGGAGTCTCAGAGAACCGAGTCTCCAACAGTTTCGCTAACGCCACCGTGTCGAGCGGTAGTGGATTGAGCGGTTGTGCCGTGTTTTGGGAGGGTGTCGCTTCCCCGGTTTGTGTTGCTTCCATGCTTTTTAGGCCCTGCAAGTCGGGCATACTACGACAGGGTTTAACGCTAAACCCAGAAAGCTGAAGCCCTGATGAACGACGTTATCGCTAACGTCAACCAATTATTCTTGGGGAGCTTCCAGCTTCAGACCCATCTCCACGAGGAACGAGCGTGCATCCGATAGAGCAGCCGCTCGTCCGCAATTGTAGGCCCTCGCCTCTGGAGTCAGTGCCGAGTTGATCGCTGCGGACACCTCGTCAGCAATCAATTCACCTAGCACCTGCCGCAACGCACGCAGTACCGGCTCATGCTCACCCACGCCACCCAGCGCCATCTTGAGCTGTTCGTCGGTCATTCTCATTGAGGAGTCGCTCCGGGTTGCACGCCAAGACGTCCAGTGACCGCGTTCTGCTGCTGTTGGACGCTGAACTGAAGATTCTCAACGTACTTCTGCAAGTTAGCTTGGAACAACGGATCCTGTTGAGCCTGCTGCTGGTATTTCGGGTTCGCCTGCAGGATCTGCTGCGCGAAGTTCAACCGAGCCTGCGCCGTAGGATCGTTCTCACGCAGCTTCGGAGGATTGCCAAGGCTCATCAGGCCGAGTTCGTCGTTGGTCTCGTCGAACATCTTCTGCGAGGCCGGACCAGCCTGCATGATAAGCTCATTCGCAAGCGTCGGATCAATCGCACGCAGCGCCAGACCCACGAGCTTGGTGCGATCCACCACGCCAACGCTGTCCAGCGGCAGCACGAGGCTCGAAAGCGCCTTGAGTTTCTCGGTCACGAGGTCGGTCTGCAGCTCTCTCACGTCGAACTTCAGCGAAACGTCGAACTCTTGGACGTTAGTGCTCAGAGGAACGTTGCTGCCGGTGATACGAGCCACTTCCTCAGGCCCAGTGTACTGCAACGTGAGGCTCAAGACCTGCCGGAACGCCTCGGTCCATCCATGCAGCCAGTTGTTGACGAGCCTTTGCTGCCGCATCTGGGTAAGCGCAGGCGGAACCTTCTCGGTAGGACGGCCAAAGTACCGATCCACCTGCGTTTCGATGGCTGCGATGAGGTTGAACGCAACGCTTGGCTCACGCGCGGGAGGCTGCATGAACGAGATCTCGCCCGGACGCAGCACCGGAATCTGCACCGCAGGACCAAGACGCAGGTTTCCGCCCCTCGTCTTCGGCACTTGGATAGGCGGAATCGTGTTGAGGCTCGTGTAATCGAAGATCGAGTCGCGCTGGGCCTTGATCTCGTTCTGCCATGTCGCGCAGATCTCCGGAACGCCTCGGCTCTCGACGATCTTCCGGTGGATCACCTCGCTACGCCACACGATGAACGGATATTGACCGTGCTCGTAGTCAATCAGCTCGAACTTGCCCCAAGCATTACCCACCTGAGGGCAGAACACCGTGCAGTAGACGCCCGGGACACCGTCCTCATCGAGCGCCTTCTGGTAGGCGTACACCACCTCGATCAGATTCTCACGGTCCAGCACCGCGTTGTTGGTCAGTCCGATGGTGTAGGTATAGTCCGAGAAGTTGGAGAACCGTCCCCGGGTAGCAATCGCCTGCTTGGCCCATTCCTCATCCCAGTCGTCGGTCTCGACATGCTGCATCACCTCGATTTCGGTCATGTAGCAGCGGCGGAAAACCACACGCGCACTCTGGATATCGGTCGTCTCCGGTGGGAACGCCAGCTCATCGTACGGAGCCAATGCCGCCACGCTCGGAGAGTTCTTCACCAGCGTTGGCACGTAGATCTCGCACTCGCCTTCCTCACGCAGGTCCTTCACGCACTCCAGAGCCTTGCGCTTCTTGAGATTCGGAAACGCAGCCATGAGCAGCTCGGCCAACTGATCGGTGGCATCAGGATTCGCCAACAAGTTCGGCAGGTCCGCCAACACGCTTCCTTGAGGGCTCTGCGCCGCGATCTGCATGAGCTGCTCGACCGTGACGTACTGCTCTTTCTGACCGATCTCCTGCTGCCAACTCACATGGCAACCTGCCCAGCCATAGGTCCACAGGTACTGGCTCAGCAGCTCCACCTCACGGGTCATGTCCGTGTAGAGCTTCTGGTTCATCACCCAGTCCATGAGGCTGTGCGCCGTCACCGCAGTGTCCAGATTCCGCACGTTGGTGGGAGCCACACGCAGCATCGAGCGCCAGAAGGCAGTGGAGCACACGTCAACCAGCCCGTTCACAACCTCGTCAGCCAGCGGAATGCGCGTGTCGGAGGCGCCGTCCCAAGGGAACGCCATCTTCCCGTTCGGCTGGTTGTCATTCCACTTCTTGCCGTCACCGCTCTGACCGTCCCAGCGGCAGTAACGGGTGTTCTCAGCCTGCCCCACCCTCGTCCCAAGACCAAAGTCGGTTGCCGCACGACGCAGCTCCTCGTTCAACGCACCCACGTCAGGCGCGTCACCCACGTGCGCCATTGCATCACCACTGGTCTTGTAACTCGTCGCGTAATTCATCCGAAGCCCTTTGGTCTGTTTGCTCTGAAAAAGCAATGCTAATACCCCCCTCCGCCGTAGCTATCCAGCCCACCAGCACCCACATGCTCGATCTTTGAGATCAAAAGCATGCCCAAGCAGTCGATAGGATCCTTGGACGCACCTTTCTGACCATCCCTTCCAGTATGCTCACTCATGCACCAGATCAGATTGTGCAGGTCGTCCACCACATAGAGCCTCGGCTCGTTCAAGGACGTGAGCGGCTTTGTAGCGTCGTAGCTCAGATCAGAGTTGATGGCTGCAGTCCGCTGGTCCACCGGCACACCCGGCGCAGGGATGAACGCCATGCCATCGTCCTGATCGCTAGGCTCGGCTAGTAGGTCAATCAATGTTGTACCACCCTGCTCGCTGAGTGCTGGACTGCCACCCGCTCTGGGGTCGATCAGCCGCATCACCGGCTCACCACGTCCAATCTCCTCCTCGATGGTGCGGAATAGCTGCCGGTATTCGATCACGCTCCTACCCGCTTCCAACGTCTGCGCAGGACCGGGTTTCCCGTCCGCTTTCTCGCTCGCAAGAGCCCACTCTCCATACCCGGTAAAGTCCGGGAACTCGCGAACCACAACCTTCCGACCATCTTCGTAGACCAGCATCCAAAGGCAGTACCAGTTACGGCTGCCTGCCGGGTCGCAGACCATGTACAGCGTACCACCATCCGGAATCTTGCTCCTAGGGATGCAGTGCGTCTCCGGCCTGAACCGCGCAAATGCCTTGCCGATGTTGTCACTCGCCCAGCCATAGGCACGCGTCAGGATCTGCCCCATCGGCGCACCAACCAGCTTGGACTTCATCTCGTCCCATGGGTTGTAAGGGTTGTCCTCGGAGTAGAAGAAGACCGTGCTCCGGTTCATCTTCTCCAGCCGCATCACCCTCGGAGCCTTGCCCATCGGCCAAGTAGGTAGTCCCTGCTTACCTTTAAGCATCTGCCCGCCATGCCACTCGGTGATGGCCGCCCCTCCAGTGAACTCCTTGTAGACTGACGCCACACCCTCCAGCGGCGTCTGCGTCACCAGCAGCTTACCACGGCGTGTAACCAAGCGATACCTAAGCGTGTCTACCCAGCTCTGCGGAACCAGCTCGTCGCACCAGATCAGGTCCGCCTCACGGCCTTCGATGGTGTTCTCAGACTGCGTGTAGTTCAAAAAGTCACAGCGGGAGCCGTTAGGCAGGATGAAGGAGCCATCCGTGAAGCCATTCTTCCTCGAGTAGTTCAGGTAGTGGATCTTGCCCTTCTTCGTAGCCTTCAAAGCCACCGGTAGGTACTGGTAGATCGCTGGCTGCTGCACCGTGACACTCGTGGCATTGCTCGTATGGCAGCATAGGACGTTACAGTTCTCCTTCGAGAGCAGCGTCTCCACCACCCGTCTAGCCGCCCACAGCGTCTTCCCAGCTCGGTTGCCACCGCTTATCAGCAGCTCGCTACACTCAGACCACACCTTGTTGGCTAGCTCCCAGTGGTCCGGCACGAAGCCGTAGGTGAAGGGGTCGGCCTTCTCCAGCAGGCACAACTGCGTCCTCTGGTCACGCAACTCCAAGGCCCTAGGATGCTGCGCGCTGACCTTCGGTATAACCGGATGCTCAGGCTGGCTGTTGGTCCACTCGATCTGGTGCTTCTCAGAGCAGAACCGGCCAGTGTCGCGGTCTGGGACAAACGACCGGGAGCAGATCAGGCACTTGCGAGGAAGGAACTTGGACTGTCGAAGGGGGCGATTTGCGAAGTTTTTTTCAGTTGGGGAATGCGTCACCGTTGACGACCCAGCCGAATGCTCGACCCCCTCCCCCCCTATGCCTGACGCATCTGGTATGACCGACTCGGATTCTTCACGATGATACTGGCTTATGCTTGGCATCAGATCCTCTCAATTGAATATAATATCGATTGTAGGGTGCAGCTACGAGCCCTCTGGGAGCACCTCAGCGTTGGTTTCGACCTCGACGGCGTCTTGTTGGCCCTTGGTGCCCAGCTCCTTCATCAGGTCCCTGTGACTCGCAGTTAACGATAAAGAAGCGTGGATTGACGTGGGTTGGCCCTTTGTGACCGCCAACTTGTCGGTTAGGATGGCTACCGATACCGGCACTGTGCGTGAGTCAATCTCATCCATCCCGTTCTCTGCCAAGCGTTTAGTGCCCTTCCAGATGGCAATTTCCATGAAGGATATGACATCTGTTCGCCACGCTTCCTCGGTCTCTGGGTAGTCCTTTGGGACCTTGACTCCACGGATAAGCTTGAACGCGGTGTGCTCTGTGAGCTGGGAATCGGCTGCTATGGTGGCTAGTGGCTTGTTCTCAAGGATACCTGCCACGATGACGTCAGCTCGGTCTTGGGTGAGCTTATCGTTGTGGTGCTGGTCTGGGTGGTTGGTGAAGGTGTAACCTCGTTCCCTGCAGAGTGTCTTGATCTTCTCACGTTCCTCTTCCGGGACTCTGGGGTCATCCTTGAGCGCCCACGTGATGCGATTACGATGGGTACCAAGCTCCTCTGCGAGCTTACGCAGTGAGACGTCCTTGCCGAGGTTCTTGGGCTTACCCATTACAGCGTGAAGTTGAAGTCACCCCAGTGTCTGAGCTTCTCGATCGGGGTATACATGTACTGCTTGACCCCAGCGAGCATTAGACGGGCTGAGGCAGCGTAGTCCTCGGAGAGGTAGTCCTTACCCTTGTCGCATTCGAGTAAGAAGGGCATCCAGAGCGTCGGGAACATACCTGCCATCTCGTCGTTAGCCCAGTCTATGCGGTATGGGTGTGGCACGGCGTCGGTGGCTAGGATCTCTAGGGATTGCTCTAGGGCCTTACGGGGTATCGCTACGGCTCCAGAGGCGAAGAACAGGATGGGGGTGAGGCTAGGCTCATTCTCCAGTGGAGTAGCCTCTGGCTTGGGGCGATAGGCTGGCCTAGGAGGTAGTGCCCTGCAGGAATAGGGCATACAGACCGCAGCTTGGTGCACATGCGCTAGGTCAGCCATAATCATCAGATCTGCTGTGGAGAACTGAATGTCGTGGTCTAGCTGGATCCAGACGTCCTTATCATCATCTAGGAAGAACTTGGTGGCTCTACAACGTGATCTGCTAATAAGCGCATCCTCACGTATAGTAC